CCGTCATAGATATGACGATTATTTGCTAGGTTCAAGAATGTCCATTGAGAAAGTTGTTGAAGAAAAATTGCTGCGTTGATACTATGTGCTACTGCTATGTTTGAGTTTATATTTATAATCATGGTATAATCCATCCGTAGTTTGCTGTGAGCTTAAGGAATAAAAAAGCCCCCAGCGTACACAGTTAAGCCAAATCCCTGTGTAGTTAGTTAGTTAGTTAGTTAGTTAGTTAGTTAGTTAGTTAGTTAGTTAGTTAGTTTTTGTGTTGTTATTATTAGAGTTTGAATGGTATCTTGGCGGATAATTCAAACCTTGTTCTTTAGTCGTGGTTTCAAAGGCAGGAAGCCTTTAAAACTTTCTAAATATCCTACCTTATAACCCATCAATCTGTAAATGGATTTACTAGTTTTCATCTGATTTATTTAAAAAATATTCAATTGATTCAAGTATTTGACAGACTATTTCATCAAGATTGTCCGTTGTGATTGTTTTGTTAGCATGACAAGACAAGTTGGATCGTAACAATGTGGCTAAAGTTTCATTATTTAACATTACCTTCAATTCATCGGTCATGAATAACTCCTAGTTTTTTGTTTTATCTTCAGTAAAATACGTCTGCAATGCTAAAAATAAATCTTTGCTTACATCATTGAGGGTATGTTGAATCTCATCAAATATTTCAAGGCGAAACTTCGTATTAATCGGGTTCATGATGTGGTGGGCTAGATTAGCGAAGATGTTCGCCGTCACCATAATGAGCATTTCGTGTGCCGGCACATCTGCAATTGTTTCGACATCATCGATGTAGTAGATTCTGATACGACGATCTACTTCCTTCACAATATCGAATATGAGGGTTTGTATGGGAGTACGCGTTGATTCATCGCCACTTCCTGTGAAAAAAATAATATTATCTTCATGCCCTATGATCATACTTTATTTCTCCTTGTCTTTAATATGCCATCTTATTATTTTTCAAAATAATTGAATCTCTGAATCTCATTCAATAAATCACCACAGATCATGGTTTTGAGCTTTTCTTTCATGAAACCAAGGTTGTGCTGAACCTCCAGTAAAGGTTTCATCATCAAATACCATGAACCAATTTGATAACAAATATGGTCGATTTGTTTGTTACTAAAAGGTGCCATTTTCCCTGTTTGATATTCAACCTCTGATACTGATTCACATAGCGCAGATTGCATAATAAATGCGGCTTGTGGAACATTTTCTTTGTTTGCAAAATAATGGTCGCTAAAATCCCATAAAGCCGTTGTGAGAGCTTTTTTAATTTCATAATGGGCTTGTTTTACTTCTTCGCTATTCATTGTTTTCCTTTATTAAGACTCTCATGCGTAATAATTTCGTCGACAAATCTACTAGAAATTGGCGCGCTGGCGACTTCAATCGAATAAATTTCTCTCGTTATTTTAAGGCACTTTTTCATCAATATAAGCATTATGCCTTGTACTATCATTAAGACGCCCAAACAAATCATTGCTAAACCTTCACTCATCGTCACTTTCCTTTTCTGCTTTAAGTTTACCTTCACTCAAGACTTCCAAGACACATTGCATCTTGAATGGTATTTTGTCTTTCTCCTTCCATGATTTCACCGTATCTCTAGCTATCTTTAACGCTCTTACAATGTTAATCATCTTATAATCATAAAACGCCATTACTTCACTGAACTTCATATTTCACCATATTTTTGACTAAAGGTATTGACAAAATATAGCGGATTAGGCAATATGTGTCAATGCCATTGTTAGCTATTTTAACCAGGCACCCAAGGACGATAACTATGAAAACGGATATTTTCATTGATTTACGCAAATTAACTAGGAGTCTATTATGATTACAGAGAAACAACTTCAGGAACGTAAACTTGGCATCGGTGGTTCTGATATGCCAATCATCATGGGATTATCATCCTATAAAACACCGTATCAACTCTACCTTGAAAAAACAGGACAAGTGGAAACGCAAGATGAACCTAATGAGCTTCAATATTGGGGTCATCAGTTAGAAGGAATTATTAGAGATGAATTTGCCAAAAGAAATAATGTTACTGTTGAAACTCCAGAAACAATTGTTCATCCTTTTCATGATTTTCTACGCGCTAATATTGATGGATTTGTTCCTGAGCTTAACGCTGTTTTGGAAGTCAAATGTTCGTCATCATTTATGGCAAATCTTTGGGGCGAAGACGGAAGTGATGTAATCCCAATGCAATACCTCGTCCAAGTTGCCCACTATTGCGCAGTCACGAACGCAGACTGTGCCTACATCGCAGTTTTGATTGGTGGCAATGATTACCGTGAGTTCAAATATACCCGAGATAGAGACCTTGAAGAACATGTCATTAATGCCGCTCAAACGTTTTGGGAATGTGTACAGAACAAAACCCCGCCGGCACCCGTTAATCAGGTTGATTTAAAGCTTATGTTTCCAAAGCATAAGGAAGAAAAGACCGTAACAATTAACAACGAGGTCGCTCAACAATTAACAACCTTGTCGAAAACTCGTTTTCAAATCAAAGAACTTAGTGATATTGAAGAGCAGTATAAATTTAACATCATGCAATTTATGAAAGACGCGGAAGTTTTAGTTGACGAGAATAACAAGCCCATTATTTCATGGAGGGCTAACAAGCGTGGTACACGCACATTCCTTATAAAAGGTGGCGCATGATTAATTTCCATTTCTCCATTGATTTCCTAGAAACCCAGGACGTATTTATCGCCCTGGTGTACGGGAATAGTGATTTATTGTCAACAAGTCCTCCTGTCACAACCAATAGTCAAGCCATTCTTTGGGCGGAAGGTTGTATTACAGGTATTAAGTTAGCTAGAGGTGAAGTATGAGTACTGAATTAGTAGAGTTGAAACAAGAGTTGATGATTGCAAAACAACAAACAGAAATCATGGAGCTTCGATACAAGCTTCAAAAGACTCAAGCTGAAAAAGCATCACGGTTAGATGATAGTTTATTGTCGCCTAACCTCTATGAACACTACCAAAAAGTAGCGGTTATGCTATCTAAATCTGGGGTTATCCCGAATATCTATAAAGGAAAACCAGAAGATATCTTTGTCGCTATGTCTATGGGATATCAATTAGGCTTTCCAATTGAGCAATCGTTGCAGGATATAGCGGTCGTTAACGGTCGTCCTTGCTTATGGGGAGACGGTCTTCTTTCTTTGGCTCTTAATCACCCTGAGTGTCAAAGTATTGATGAGCAACCGATATACGATGATAAAGGCAACGTTATGGGCTATTCATGTACTGTTATTCGTAAAGGGCATCAACCACATACAAAGCAGTTCACCTTACAAGACGCAACGCTTGCTGGTTTATTATCACGTGGCACTGTATGGAAGTCTTATCCCGAACGTATGTTACAGATGCGGGCACGCTCGTTTGCGATTCGTGACAAGTTTGCTGATGCGTTAAGAGGATTAAGGGTCGCTGAGATTGAAGAGGAAGATAACAAGGTGATTGAAGGTCAAGTGGTTAACCAAGTATCATCTTCGTCTAAAACAAACACTCAGAAATTAAAAGATATTTTAGGTATAGGAGAACAAAATGGTAACACGAGTGATAATAGGGATGTTGGTAGTGATTATACTGAATCTGTTGTGCTTGAATGTGACAACATACCTTCAGCACAAGACAGTGAAGGACGCATTGATAGGGGAAGCGAAGCTATCAGCATCGATAGTGCTGGACAATGTGACCTGCGAGTACAAGCAGGACAATTAGAAAGAATCAAAGAATTGTTTAAAGAAAAAGGATTTAGTAAAGAACGAATCAAGAAAGCTTTTGATTACTATAAAGTCGATTCACTTGAAGAATTAGATGATACGCAGACAGCAGAGTTTTTGTCACAATTGGAGAAAGCAAAATGATAAACGTAGCAATGTTATTGGGAAGAGTAGGAAAAAAGGACACAAAAAAACTTAAGAATGGCGGTGAAATAACCGTCATGTCGATTGCTACGAGCAGGAAATATAAAGACTCTACGGGTGAGTACCAAGAACAAACCACGTGGCACAATGTAAGCTGCTTTAATAAGCTTGCAGAGATTGCTAGCAAATATGTTCAAGTCGGTGACTTGGTTTTTGTCCAAGGCGAGATTCAAAATAAAAAAGTTGAAAACGGTGAACGTGCCGGCCAATACATGTATTCCCTACATGCCAACGATATAAAATTTATACCAAAAGGCACAAAACAAGCGACTCAATCAAAACCCAGTCAAGAAACTTCTCAGCGGGCTATGGGCTTTCAGGATGACGAAATCCCATTTTTTTAGGATTATTTCGTGAAAAGATGGAGCGAAGACGAGATTAATTGGCTCATAGAAAACTACCCTATATTAGGGAAGGTTTCGTGCGCCAATTTTCTTAACAAGAGCATCGCATCGATAAGAGCAAAAGCATCAAATCTGAATTTAAAACAAGATAGAGATTCTCTTTTTTATTCTGAATGGCAAGCAAAGGCTGCTCAATCAAAAATAGGAAAAAAAAGACCAGAACAAGCAAAAGTAATAAATCAACTTAGAGAACAAAATAAGTTGAAAATGACAAAAGAAGGCAAGCTAAGAAACGCATATAGCAGAGGCGCTCAAGGAAGAAGAGCGGATATAGACAACATTTATTTTCGTTCATCTTGGGAAGCAAACTACGCCAGATACCTTAATTTTTTAAAATCTAAAGGAAATATTTACAAGTGGGAATTTGAACCAGATACTTTTTGGTTTGAGAAAATTAAAAGGGGAGTAAGGTCTTATTTACCTGATTTTAAAATATGGGAAACAGAGGCTAGTACGCCTTATTATGTTGAAATAAAAGGTTGGATGGACGATAAAAGCAAAACAAAATTAAAAAGAATGAAAAAATATTACCCTCATGTTCGAATTTACGTTGTAGAAAAAAAACAATACACAGAGATAAAAAACAAATTAGGCAGAGCTATAGCCGGCTGGGAATAGCTCAAGCTTTAATGGTTGGGACATAAACCGCCCTATTCATCCATCCTTTGAGAAAGACTTGAAGCTGTGGATGGTCTTTAGCTAAGCTTTCATAAAAAAACGTTTGACCTTCAACAATATCATTCATTAAGTCCTGTTCACGACCATGTAGGCTTATTTCATTAAGAGCCGCAATCGTATTTGGACCTAATATCCCATCAATCACTAACTGATGTCCGTTGTAGTTGCACGCTTCTTGAGCAATTGTATGCGCTTGCTTTGGGCCCATATTAACTGACATATCAAATATCTTTGTGGCAACAGCAAGTGAGTTGATGGCTTCATAATTATATTTATCCCAAAAGTATTTTTTATAAATGTCAACAGCATCGGAGAAATGAATTTCCTTAATGTCGTTGATATCAATTAACTTATCATGATTAATATCAATACCAAATTCCTTCAAAAAGCGTAAGGATATTCCAAAATTTGTTTCGCCAGCCGGATCGTCAGGGTTACTTGAAAACCCACCTTCATGCTTTAATACCACATTCACAGCAAAATCGAATCTTTTCTGGGGATTCATAATCGCCATTCTTAAATCCTTAATATGATCCTATTATACGAGATAAGTTATTGAAGCATTGAAAACAAAAGGAGTTGCTGTAGGAAAATTAGTTATTGTTAATTCAGTTCCGTCATGACTACTTCCTTGGCTAAAAATATTCATTGCTATTGAATTTGGAGCTAAATACAATATTAATTGTGTACCTCCAGAATTAAAAACAACACCACTAGAGCTAGTGATAATATTCCCAAGAGATACATTATTAGTAGAGTTATTTGATCGTACTGGTAGTCCACTGATTATTGCTTGACCACTAGAAGTTGTATAAGTAGGAGTAAAAGATAAATAAATGTTTGCTATTACCATAGAACCTATTTGAGCGTAATAACCTAATTGAGAAGCATAACTTACAGATAAATTACCTGCGGTTGCAAATGTAAATGTAGGTGTAAATGATGATGTGGCTATATAATTAGCTAGTGAGCTTCCTCCAAAATTTACACTAGTAGCAGTAGCCGCTCCCAATACAGGAGTTATTAAGGTAGGTGTATTAGCACCTACAAAATTACCTGTTCCTGTTTGTCCTGATAAGCTTGTATTGACCGCATTATTAGTCGCCATTTTATTCCTTATACAATAGTTAATCCAGATGATTTAGGCGCACCTAAAACAGTCCACGTGGTATTAGCCACAGTACAAAGCAAGTTAATTGAATCAAACTGGTTTGTGGAAGCAACACTACCTGTGACCCCTGCAGTTGATGACACGTTACCAACTTGTACGTTTTGCCCGGCGTTTTGTGCAATTTTCCATCCGCCAGCACCAGCACCGATGATACTAAATGTCGTACCAAATGCTGCTGTAGTAGGTAATGTAATTGTGACCAAGGCAGCATTGTTTGATACATATCCAGAATTAGCCGCGCCAGCCTGAGTAGTTCCTGTAACGTTAGTCCAGCTAATACCAGAACCACCAGTAGAAGCCCATGTTCCATCGCCACGCCAAAATGTAGAAGCAGAAGCAGCAGTCCCTGAATTTAAATTAGTAACGGGTAAGTTTCCAGTCACTCCAGTTGTTAATGGTAATCCTGTACAATTCGTTAAAGTTCCGCTAGCAGGGGTTCCTAGAGCAGATCCTAATAAATATACAGTTCCAGTCACATCAGGAAAAGTTATTGTTTGAACATTAGCTGTATTAGCAAAATCAAAATTAGTTTGGTGTTGAGAAGCTGTACCGCTATAAATACTAAATGAGGCTCCAATGGTTGTGGCTTGTGTTATAATAGCTATTCCCCCATCGCCTTTAGCAATTAAGGAAAAACCTATATTAGTATCAGGGCCATTTACTATGATGCCTGGGCCGAATCCAGTCGCATTATTTTCAATCTCAAGGTAATTAACAGCAGATGGAATAGGTATAAATTCTAATATATTGTTTCCGTTACTATCTTTAAATCCAGCAAATACTGGCGTACTCGTTGTAGCTATATTCTGCGGCAGCGTCAAAGTGATCGCACCAGATTGAGGTGTTCCGCTAGTTCCATTAGCTAGTACTTGATTCGCTGTACCTGTAATGGAGGGTACACCGCTACCACCCGATGATACAATAGCATTCCAGCTCGCAGCACTCGTTCCTGTGTTTAGAATGCAAGTAACTATAGCGTTTTGTCCATTTGTCAATGTTGCAATCGTATTCAATCCTGACGATTGAATCGTCACCGTACCAGCAGAGGAATTAACAATACGCCAGGTCATTCCTTCAGCCAAGGTGCTTGTTACTGGCATCACCACTGTTTGAGTTGTGCTTCCAGTAAAGAACTGCCAATAAGTGCTCTGAACAGTAAGGATTGTGCTGCCTGCTGCGGTAACAGTGGTTGTATAACCATCATTGATATGCGCACGTGTCCAGACAGCAGTGGAACTTGTTCCTGAAGTGGTGCAAATCCATAAAATGGAATCTAGTGTATCCCACAGGAATTGATAAGTTGTACCTGCAACCACTCCATTAGGATTTCCTGCATTAAATAAAATAATATTGGATTGAAACAGATTATAAACTTGCTGTAAGGTTTCCTGTACAGATAGCCCAAGTACTGTCGGGCTTGTATAGCCTTGTACCGCACAGATAATATCAGTCATTTGAGCAGATGATACTGTGGGCAATGATGTAAACATTTCTTCAGTAGCCATTTTATTCCTTTATAAAGTGATTAAATTAAATCGTTGTGTACTGGAAAGACACTTTAACGTCGCAAGTCATGTTAGCCGTAATGAAGCTAATCACATTGCCAGCAAATACAGTACGTTGAAATTCCTGGGTACCCACCGCTAAATCTGAGGAAGATGTTGCAAAGCTTCCGCCTGCGGGTATGGCTGCTGTCGTGGTTCTTGATACCCAGCACCACCCATTAGGTTGTACAGTAACATTCATTATCCACTTAGAATGAGAAGAAGGAACCGTAATACTTGCTGCTGTTCCGGCAGCGAGAGTTGCTGTCCAAATATCAGTGGAAAATTGGGGTGCATCGGCATTATAACCTTGGACGTCACGCCCAAATATTAATTGTGTGCTCATCGCATGTCCTTATGTAAGTTCTTGCATTATAATTTAAAAAACACATTATAAAATACTGAAGGCTGTATATCAGATATTGTAAATGCAGCACCTCCGCCCTGGGTCGCTACAGACATATTATATCCACCATTGTTAATGATGCCCGCACCACCACCAGCACTCTGTGCTGTTCCTAGACCAAAACTTGGCGATACACCAGGATGAGTATGTGCCGGCATTTCATTTATAGTCAATGTATGGGATTGGGTCTCTGCGCCGGTATTTTGTCCCAAAGCCCAGTTAGTTAACCCCGCTCCAGGACCTACGGAACCTAATACTCTGCTCAATGTTAATGTTAATTGTATGGTTTTGTTTGCGGTGAAATCAGCATAAGCGCTTGCGCCTCGCCCTCCAGCTACGGGAGCATACGTATTACTTACTGCATTCCAAAGCAAGCTATATAAAGGCCATGTATCCGCATTTGCTCTTGTAGTAGCTCCAGAAGAATTGCTTCCAATAGTTCCATCATTTGCAGGAACCCATCCAAAAGGAGAAAATGCATTTAATGAGGTTCGTATGTCCCCCGTTCTAAAGCCATTAATTATGGGGTCAATTTGATCATAAGTCTCAAAGCTATTGGTCGGAACAATATTGTTCGTTAAATAAATACTTGGCTTGGTAAAATTAATTGTACAGATTGTATTTAATGGCATTTGGATTTGTAAATACCATCCGTCATCACTGCCTTTACCTAAGTTAAGTCCTGATGAAGATGTAAACAAATTGGATATGGTATATGTTTCCCAACTGCTGCTAGGGGTTATTTGGCCTATTTCTTTAGCAGGAACTGCAATTCCTCCTGTGCCTGGGTCTTGCAAAATAAATACGGTTATGACATCTTGCGCCGTGCCGGTGCCCCCTCCATTTTGTGCCTGAATAGAAAAAGTAAACGGAACACTGTCTAAGGTATTTACATGTAATGATATGGGGAATTGATAGCATTTTTGAGTTTCAGTATTTCCTGCAGCGCTGCAAGTATGGCTTAAATAATACTCAGGCAAGATGGAATTGTTGATAGGCTGTCCGAACCCCAATGGAAATGGGATAAAGGTAACGATATCTGTTCCTGTGAGGTTATTTTTTTGGAACTGAACATCCGGCATTCTGAAGCCATCATGTTGGCTTGGTGCTACAACAGCGGCATAATAGGTGCCACCGGGTGGTATTGCCATAATGTTATTTAGAGTTACGCTGGTATAGGGCGTTACATTGACTGTGTTAGGTTGAAGGTTACGCCAAAATGAGCCATTTACAATAAGATTATTGAAAGTATTGACGGCAGTAGCCCCTCCAGAACTTTCGCCCATAAAGGGGAAATTTGCCCGCGTGATTTGATTTGTTTGAGCATAATTAACGATGGTAATGTAATAAGGATCGGGCTCTTCTTCATCAAGCTCATCATAAGGATAAAAAAAGGGAATCGTATCAACACCGTTGATATCACAAATGGTGCCGGCAGCACTTAAAGTGAGCGGATTGGGTAATGTGATGTACGTATAATTGCCAGGAGTTCCAGACTGATAATACCAATTTTTAAGCGTAGTTCTGCTGTTGTCATGATAGCAAGTTACAGTACCTCCCGACATAGGCGTGCCATCTTTGTCTACAAGATAATCTTGCAAAACCGGAGCTGCAATAAGTAAATCAACATTTATTGGCATAGGAAGTCCTTTCTCTATATTGCTTTTATTGTAGCTTAAGTCTGCTATAATATACACCGCAAAACCTAGCTTGATGGAATAAAAAGCTTTCATATAAAATGGATAAGGTTTCTATATTAATAAATAATAGGAGTGGAAATCTTATGTATACAATACATTTAATTTATTTGTTCTTAATGTGGTATTTATTTTTTAACGATTAAGTTATTTATTTTTACCAAATAAAGTTCGCATAGCTGCAATTACGGGCAAATCTTTTTTAACATCATTTCCTAATAAATAAGTTGCACCTAATCCTGTACCAGCAATTGCTAAACCTTTTCTAAATGCTCTTTTGGATATTTTCTTTTGTTGCATTTTTTTAATAGTTTCTATTAGTTCAGGAATAATATTTTCTTTAGTATGTTTAATTTGATGTTGTTCAGATATTATTTTAGATATTATAGGATTCATGTCTTTATATTTATGTAAAAGCTCGTTTTGTTGAACTAATTTTTCTGGATTTGATGCAAATTTTTGGCCAACAATTACCCTTTGAAGCTCTGGATTATTGGCAACAATAGAATTAAGAGTTTCATTGCCAGCAGTTTTTCCATTTAAATATTTCATTATATGCTTAGACGTTTGTCCATGCTTTAGCATTTCTTGATACATTGAATTTTCGGACAAGGGGGCTATTTGTGTCGCATATTGTTTATCAATATTTTTTAAGCGCTCTAAATATTTGCCACCAATTTGGTTCTCTAGCATTATTTTCATGCGTTTTTCTAAATCGGATAGATGTTCACTTTTTTTAATCCACTCAGAATGTTCTTTAGGTCCTATCCCTGGTTCATAGGCGCTTTGCAACGCTTTACTTTTTTGTCTCTTTAATTCTCTATATGCTGTTAGTGCATCTGCACCATTCACAGTATGTAATCTACTGTCAGCTTGTGTCATTATTTTTAAAAGTTTTTCTTTTTCTTGGCCTGATACACCTTTACCCAATTTTGCTAAAGATTTCTGAATAGCTTTTAAATCTGGAGTTTGGGCAATTTGAACATTTTCTTTAGCCAAATCTTCAGTCAATTTATCATATTGGGATCCAACATGTTTTCTTAGCCCTCCCTCACGCTTACTTGTTTCAGGATTGATTTTACCTTCTATAGCATCTAAAAATTGTTGTGAAGCTCTTGCGGCATGCTCTTGCCCTTCCCCAAGAAATTGTTTATGAACTACGCCAGTTTGCTCAATTAAATTATTTCTTTTTACCAATTCTTTTTCAAGAGTCCCAAGTGATGCTGGGCCAATGAATTTTTTTACTCCATAACCACCTATCAATTGTGGAATAAGTTTTAATAATGTATCTCCTGGTTTTTGACTACCAAGGCCGATCTTTTCTTCTATTTCTAAATTAGGAATATGAGTAAAAGGAAGTTCATTGTATTTTTTAAGCCAATTAGGAATTAATTCTTTTTGACCAAGATAATGGAGCGCTTCATAAGGGGTATTCAATAGTCCTATACCCGCTTCTCCTATGCCGGATAGAATATTTTTTCCTATGCGAGATGGTTCATTATGATATTGTTGTTTAATCCCTTTTACCTCCTCAGGGATGGCTTCAATGGCATGTGGAATTCCTTCAATACCATGCATAATATCTTGACCAATTCCGGACCATCCAGTAGTTGTTTCAGGTATTTTATGCTGTTCTTCATCTTTAAATAATATTTTAGGCTGATATTGGTTATTAATTTCTTGAGTAGATTCATTGTCAGAAAATAAAATTTTTCCTTTAGGAGTTGCCATTATTGTTCTCTCCATTTAAGGAATTCTTTAAATTCTTTGGCTGTTTTAACGCCCATACTGAGAGCTTCAAGGACAATCTCGGGAGTAGTATTAAATGCCTTGGCAGTCGCTTGGGCATCGGCTCTTTCCTGATTATCTTTGTCAATTTTTTTATCAATATTTGTTATAGCTTCATCTTCATTTGGCGAGGAAGAATTCACGAATAATGACTTAATTCTTTTTGCATAAGTCTTATCATTTTCACCAGGAATTCTTTCTAATAATTGTCTAGCAGAACTATCTGAATAACCTTTCATTTTTAACCTTTGAATGCCTTCTTCAAGAGATTGGTCATATATAGCTTGTTCTTGCGAAGCTTTTGTGCCGCCTAATATTTTTGTTATAGATTCCGGTAACCCGAATTGTTCTCCCAAATTTAATAATTTTGCACGCCCAACCGATGACCTTTTCCCAGGACCAAATGTTTCATGTGCACCATGAGATAATCGTTCATAAATATCTTCATCGCTTGCATATCCAGCTGTTCCTGATGGCTCTCCGAATTGATTGGTATCTTTTGAACCGGTATTGCCATGTAAATAGCTGCCAATACGTTGGGCAATCATTTTTTGTATATCAGGATTAAATCCTGTGAAATTTGGACTAGAAGCCAATGCAGCTAAAGGTGAAATTTCTTGATTAAAAATATTTGCCTCTAATTGTCTTGGAAGATAAGCAGATTTTTGAACTTGGTTATATCCTCCTAATATTTTACTAAGGATATCTGGCATTGCTCCAGATTGTTCTTTATTTAGTAAAGGAGGAACATAATTAGAAAAAGCCATGTTTAGCTCCAAAAATTATTTTTGTAAGAAGAATAAATGCTTGGGAATGCGCCAAATGCTTCAAAAATATTTCCAAGCAATCCACTTCTTTGTTGATTTTTAGCGGCTCCACCAGCATAAGCATAGCCGGCTTGCGAAGCCAATTGTTGAGAAATCATATCTGCTAAATTTTGACCTGATTGCTGTCCTTGTCCTGACATGGTTTGGCCGCCACTCAAGCCCATTCCATAAAGACCTAACGCATTTTTCATGTAGTCGTTGTAGTCTTTGGAGGCAATGTTTTGAGCAAGCTCCATATTTTGTTGCTCATGCTGAGGGCTTCCAGCCATACCGCCTGCTGCTGCTGCGTGACCTGAGCCTTGTAGCGCTTGTTGCATCGCAAACTTAAATCCAGGGGACTCTTTGTAGCCAGCACCAATATCATTCAGCCTTTTGGAAGGGTCATTCATTAATTGATTGTATTGGTCTGATAGACCAGGAATCATATTTTTGCCCGCTTCATACCAGGGCTGATAATATTGATTTGTTTGTCCTAATATCTGGTTAAGATAGGGCATTGCGGCATCTGCCGGATTATTTCCGCCAAATAGGTTACTAAACCAGCTCATGATTCGTCCTTAAATCACTGTTGTTAATCTATAATACACCCCATTTGCATTAGGTTATAGTAAAAGTCCACCATCTTGCGCCGGTAACTTGACGCTGGGAGTTATAACTGATAATGAAAATTTGTGGTGCGCTTATTGTTGTATTGTAAATAGTCTGACCGCTTATATCTTGAACTCCTGGGGGCAATGCCACAGGAGACGGAATATAATATTTAGTGTAGAGGCTCGCAATCTGTGCTGCCTGCGCTGACGTCAATGGAGGAAATAAAATCCCCTCATTTTTAAAATTCTTTTGTAGAGCCTGGAATAAAGAGGAAAATCCTAAACTCCAAAGAGGATTGAAATTACCTTCTTTATTCACGGCGGGAATTTCCCGCGGGATGTCGGGAAATATGGAATTGGCAATTTCTTGTTGAGCCATTTTATTTCCTCAAATTCACAATGCCATCAGTGACAACAAAACGACCCATGCCCCAAAACTTAAATTGCGCTACAAAGTCATTCGCAATTCCAATTTGCCACCACATCAATCTATTTTTGCGCTGACCTATAGCCGGTAAGTAATAGGCCCACTCATTACCAAATGAGGCTCCTCCATCAGTTGAAATGGATAAATCCACATGTGGTAATGAAAGGTTGCTAAATCCTGTATTACCTTGTTGTTGTGCTATGAGCCACGCTTCACTTCCTTCGGCATTTTGCTGACTAACGAGCGCGACACCATCCTGAGTAATGAGTTGTTCGCTGTCTTGTGTCACTAACCCTAAAAAATTACCCTGGGTTATAAGAATTTTACCATCTTGTGTGATTAAAATAATCTCACCAGTGTCTTGCTGTTGGTAATCCGTCTCACCGCTTTCAATGGTAAAGCCAATATCATTAATAATGCTATAATCTTGGTCTGGGCTTCTGACATTACCGCAAGTCCTAATGCGTGGAATCTCATGGTTTTCTAGTTGACCATTTAAATCAACATCTTGATAGGTTGTATAAATTGTATCAAAAGAAAAAAGATTTCCGTTATTGCGTGTTACGAAATAGTATTGATTATTGATGTAGGCAACTTCAGAAGCAATAAAATAATTAAGGTTTTGATCGGACGCATGATAGAACTTTTTGGTTGAGAAATCGTAAAAAAGGGATAAGTTATCACTATAGAAATTAATATGATAAAACAAATGGCCATCTTGGCGATACAAGAAACCTTGCGAGTCTTGAGGGTTTTGTAAAGTTGAAAACAGGTAATCAATCCCATCCGTAGTAATCTTTTCAGGCATGCCTCCGCTTGAATAAACGATAATCGGACCAGACTTTTCATTCTGAGCAAGCCAAACCACGATTTCGTCCATATAAGCCACTGTTGCAGGCTGTAGACATCCGTAGTCAATGTTAAATTGATTATTACGCTGATAAGGGAATAGTTGAGCGCCTGTATCAAACCATGCTTCTGTGACAATGCTTCCCATCACAAAAATCATATTTCCTTTTGAAGGAAAACGTACTACTGTTTTTACGTTATCCGGTTTGGATTCTAAAAGACCCACATATCCCGCTGTCGATGGCCATGCGTTAATTCCCACGGTTCCTGTAGCATCGGTATTCAATGGATCTGTTGCGCTCATCGCATTAGCAAATGTGGCATAAACCTGAAACGTATTACCTGAAAAGTTGCCGGCATAATAAGTCGTGCCAGGTATTAAAATAGTCGTCCCAAGAAAATAGATTTCGCTTCCTACTGATATTCCAAGAGAAGATGCTGGCGTTAAAACATTTGCAGAACTTGTAAAGGTAGTTGAAGACAAATACCCTTCATTGCTTAATGATAACCGCCAAGTATTGTTTGCTGGAGGACTGTAAGTGGTATCATTACGAGCCGCTAAAATAAAATAAGTGTCATGAAACGTCAGATATCCTGGCGTAAAGTTTAGAGAAACTGTCACAAAAGTCGGATTAGGTGCAAGACTTGGATCGTAAATGTAAAAAGCCGTTCCATCAGAGATTCCAATTTGAGGTTTGTTGTTTTCAGCGATGTACACTACACCCGTTTGAGTCTGCAATGTTCCTATAGGAATCACTTGCGAGTAAACGATACGTTGTAGGCTTTGATTGTATTCTACCGTGGCAAGAAATACATTTGCCCCTACGACTATCACTAACTGACCGAATTTCGTGCTGGTGAAAACCGCACGACCTTCTGTTCCATTACCTAAGTCACTTGATTTAACAGCAATCGCATAACCAGCATAAGGAACCATGAAATTGTCAGACATAAACATATTATAGGTTTTCTCGATGCTAATCTTTGGGTATCTTCCAAAGGTGCTTGAGCCTACAATATTTAATGGAACTTGACTAAAGTTCTGTCCACGAGTAATCATTTTTTAGGCAAATCCTTTTTGCTAGTATCAAAAATCTTCTGTAAACGCATTCGTAATTCGCGAATCGCAAACAGCGAACATTCATCTTGTTTAGGCTCAGAAGCCCAACCTCGTCCTAATTTCATGATACAATCCAAAATCCTTTGATAACTACACCCAGTATCGTGCTATTTAAGCTAAATACCAAGCCAATTAACCATATAAGAGTCTTTTTGATATCTTTTATATCTTCATGAAGCGAAACCAGATTTTCTTCTGCTTTTGATACTCTGCGTTCAAGGTTAATTCTATCTTCTATTTGTTCCATTTAACCTTCCTTGGTTAATTTTTTATTCTATGTGTTTATGTGATTCTAGATACTGGATTGCTGATTTTAAAAACTCAATATTATCTTCAGCATAGCCAAGTAACAAATTACAGCCATAACAAATCAGACCTCTAACTTTTTTTGATGAATGTGAGTGGTCTATACATAGCTGCGTTAACTTTTCTTTCTTGCCTAAATTCCTTCTTTCTTCTCGATTACATATCGCACATTTATCATTTGATTTTTTTATCATCTCTATATATTCATTATATGATAAACCATATTTTCGAGCCGTTCTTCTGGCTTGATATTGAACATAATTTAAATGATGATACTTTTCAGCATATTTTTTATACCTTTCTGGATTTTCTTTTCTATCATTCTCTGTCCAAACTTGTCTTCTATCCCTAGTCAAGGCATTATATTTTCTATTTTTTTCGCTAATTTTATCTTTATTTTTTAAATTATAATTTCTTCTGTATTCATTAAAGCATTCCTTACATCTTAAAATTTTATCCTTACCAACCTCTTTTTTTTCAATCTTGTGTTTTTCGCAAACTTTTAGAGACTTCATATTAATCCTTATAACAGCTAAGGATAGTATAAAATACTTACAAATTGATCAGGGTCTCCACCCCTTGCCAATATTCACGTCAGCCCATGAGTAGCCTGGATTACTATCCGCATAAAGAATAGACAATTTCTTCCCGGTTAAATCAGGTGGATCCATATACATTAGTTTTCTTTTATAACTATCCAGAATCTTTTGTGATTGAGGATTAAATAGTATACCATATTCACTACAAAAATACGCTGCCAACGCATAACGAAGATATTCAATGTAGGATGTGTCATAGCCCTGAATTGAGTTATTGAGGAAGCTATAGGTAGTGTAATTAGGCACGTTGTACGTATTAACAAAACTTTCAGTGACATTTTGCAAGTCGGTTTGTAGCGTTACATCAACTAAAAATATTTTAACCTTCATCTTGATGGGGTAAGGCTCATCTGGAATGAAATACATTCCAAAGGTGCCTCCACCTACACTGCGTTCATAATTCCATGAAAAAGGCAGCGTATAGATGTTATCGACGCGAGAAGAGCCAAAGTAATTGGTTCGACTTGTAGAAACCATAGGATAACGCACCACATTGATATTAAATGTAGATGCTTCAATTTGGGCCACATACGGCAAAAAATAATACTCTTGCTGAGGTACTGCATTGAAGGTGATGTATTGCCAATAAGGGATTAAATCTACTTCAACCTGCTTAAAGTTTAATAAATCATTAAGCATGTGAAGACCATCATAAATTTGATCGCCTGTTGGAACCTGGAGATTTCGGGCTACAATACCAGATAAAAACCAGGAGCGAGTAATTAAATCCTGTGCTGTATAGGCCATAATTACCGCTCCTGGTTATATTACACTAATGTAGGGTAAGCACTGTTAGATACACCTGCCCATTCAACAACAGAAACGCTAACCGCATCGGAGGCTGAAGTCACTTTGTAGTCAATTTCAGGCCTTGGCAATGTGCCAATGCCGGCAATGACTTGGATGTATTGGCTTTGAGCAATACCAGCCACAGCGCCTGTGATTGTTGGAATTCCACTGGTAGCTGCAGAACCTGTAGGTCTAAATTGCACAGTGTCCCCAGCTGCTGCCGGCGTAAAAGTTACAAGTAAAGTAACGATTATGTTTGGAAGCGCACCAGCACCAACAGGAATTGCGCTATTAGTGGTTAGATCAATTGCTGTAAAAGCTGTTGCTGCACCGCCAGCCAATACAGAAACCCCTGGAGAATTGTAATAAGTCAACAATCCATTAAGGTTTTGAGGTTTGGTAGTGGCATAAACAAAGTGACTGGAAGTATCAGTTGACCAAAAACCAATTAATCGATAGGAATCATAACCTGCAGGCAACAGAGGGGCGGTATTACTAGTTAAGCTAAGTACTGCCGCTGTATTGTTATAATTGCGTGAATCACCAATTAAATAAACAGCATATTGGGTGCTTGCTGCAATTGTTCCATAGTCCAATCCATTAACCCCATTTACAGCAGAATTAATAAATAATCCTGGTTGGTAGCCATTGAATAATTGTGGTGGATTATCAATACCGAAGTAGTTTTGCAAACCTACAACCATATCAATACTGTTGGTTGAATCTCTTGCGGCACCTGGTGAAACAGCAATGACAGTTGCAGCAAGTGGTGTTGCGGCTGATAATTGCAAGCCTTGGATATATAATCGCGGTAACGCATATATAGCTTCATTTTGAATTTGTGGATTAGCCATTTCTATGTCCTCATAAATTAGTTATAGCGCCCTTTCGAGCGCTGCAAATTAACCTTGTGATAGTGGGATGATGTAACGCATTGAGTACTCAGGCACTATTACAGAGCCATGGGTCTCATCGTAAATCATGCCAGTCTGGTTTTGCCCAAACAAAGAACCGTAAGTCAAACGTAATGAAGCGCCAGTATCGTCGTCATATTCATTAGCGGTTGGGTATGGACTTTGTTCTGGCAATTGAGGCATAGCCAAGTAAAACGCATCTCCACCTAAAATCCCGCCGCAACGATGAGATGGCAATCCTAGGATTTGCATTCCAGCCACAATTGGGTTATTTAGGTTTTGGTTTTGTCCGCCGGCCCAATTTAGTGCAGGAGTAATGTTGATGGTTACAACACCAGCAGCATTAGCAGCAGCATTAGCTGTTGCTCTAAATTGAACAGGGTTAGCGCTTGGGAAATGGCCGATGAAGGTTAAATACCGCATGTTAGGCTGACCGCTCACGCCGTCTTGGAAGCTAAACAAATCGCCAGCAAACACTGCGTTAGCATCGCTTGCAGTAGCACCGCTTAAAGTGATTTGAGTAACAGATTGTCCACTTGGATCGTTAGTTGAAATTACAGTCAAAACGCTTTGATTTACACCAGTGTTACCTGATACGTGAATTGGCATTAAGTTTGACTGGTAGTAACTAACTAATGGGGTTCCGAAGTCACCCACTTCCCAGGACATTGCGATTTCATCGTTACGATGAGGTACGAATTGGTTTAAACCATTTCCTACAACGCTTGGTACCACAGTATCAGGCAAGTAAACCTTGATACCTTCAGCCACAGAGCCGTAGTTTTTGAAGAACATAATAGCTTGAGCTAATTGTTGGTATGAGCTAATTGCCGTAGTTCCATTACCATAATAACGGTAAGGGCCTGAGAACACGTTTTGTGTGCCATCTAATTGGCTCGTAACAGCAGATGCCCAGTTAAGAGCAATATTGCCTTCAACCAAAGCCGCAAGTTCTGCAATCGCAGATTTACCAAACACACGCATGTAGTCTTCTTCGCCTTTTTCCAAATTGAAGATACGTTGTTGTGAAGTAACAGCGAAGGATGTGTTGTTTGCTTGGTCGCACGCCAAAGATTGAACACGCTGAACAGCTGGCTGGAACGCAGCAACAAGGCCTGCAGTCGTTGTGAAACGAGGTGGCAAGTCAAAAGTCACTACAGAACCAAGGTTTGCTTGAATCTTGTCGAAGTCTTTGAATTTGGTGTTAGCTGTTGCAATGTGGCAACATAAGTTTTGTAATAGAGCAAGTCCAGAACGTTGGTACGTTTGTACTTGTTGCAAAATATTATTAGGGAAAACTGCCATGTTAAGTACTCCTAACTTTGGTATTTAAGTTAGGACTCAAAGGAGCGTTCTATGCCCGATATTTACGCTTTAAATCACTCATAGACAAAGAACCACCTGAATCCGTTCCGGTGTTAGAAGGTCTGTTTTGGGATAATGGTGCGTTGGCATTTTTACTTTGCGAGCTTTGATCGTTTGCCTTTATGGATTCAGATAAACGTTTAATCTCGTAAATTGCATCTGGCGGATTATGAGAGCAAGTAGACTCAAGTTCATAAAGCTTGGTTCTGTTTTTAGCTAGGTGATACAGCACGTCGGCAGTATTATCAACGTTCTCTGCTAGAAGCTGGACAACGTTTGGATAACATTTCATTGCCACGTTACCGGTCACAGACTCAAAATCTTCGTACTTATCTTTCCCAGCCATCACCTTGTCCACAAACATGCCGACAATTCGATTAGCAGCCTCAATATTTGCGCGTTCCTGAGCTTGTTGCTCCATCTCGCTAAGGTGACGCTTAATCTCATTACCTGACACGCGCTTAATATCTTCTTCAGACATTCCGCGGTAATCACGTGGCTCATGCTGTTGTGTGCTAGACGTTTGCTGAGCTTGTTGACGCTTATAGGCTTCAATCGCTCTTTCTGCAGCTTCACGTTTAGCATTACCCACAATCTCATTTACCTGTGACTGTGGAACCATCTTTTCAGTTGCCTGAACAGGAGGTTCAATCTGGGTCTGACTCATATCAGACGCATTATCCATAACACTGTTATCCATAACATTCCCTCTAGCTATTGCCCCGCTACGGTAATTCCTCTGCCTATCGAACAGGTCTCGGATTATTACGCCATCACGCTATAAAGCATTCCCCAATTCACGCATGGGTCTCGTTTATTTTGTGGGCCGCAATCCATTGCGAAACATCCTTTCCCACAAGGTTAAGTTAGTTGATAAATGGGGATGGAACAATACAAAGTAGTACAGATAGGCTGTTATGAGCACAGAAACACATTGGCGTATATTTATGTTAAGGTTAAGATAGAAACGTGAAGAAATGTGTAGTTATGATGATTAAGGATGATTATAATGATTATAAATGGGGTAAAATATGTAACTGAAAAGGAAATAGCCGCCCGTTGTGGCCTTACGGTAAGCTGGCTTAGAAGAAATCGTTATGAGAACAAAGAATTACCGCACTACATATTGAATCGGAAAGTTTATTATAACGAAACTGAAATGGATAAATGGCTAAGCGAAAAAATGAAAAAAAAATAGGGGTATGAGTCGAAGGAAAAGGAAGTGGGAAACCCTCGACTCATATGGGAGATGCTACTTTTCTAATTTAACACTGTTATTACTGCTCTGCAATATAGGCAACATAGCTTAATGTACAAGTTGCACCTGGATCAGCAGTTAATAAAACACTAAAGCTACCAGCCCCAGGAACCCCGGGAGTTATTTTAGCCACAGCTACGGTATTGCTTGATGTAGCAACAGTAGCAACGATCACAGATGTTGTTGTAACACCTGCTAAAGTAATAGTAAGTGGGCCTGCGCCAGCTCCACCAATATTGGGAGTAATACTGGCTTTAACTTGTGTTTTTAGTTGCACGTTGGTTGCGGCAACTCCAGAATCAACCATCAATCCGCCAGTTCCACTTGCGGCTGGAAGATTTCCTGACACAAAAGGAGTAGCGGTAGCACCAACTACAAATCGTCCCACAGCGTTACCCGCATCTGGGATGGTATAAGTTACAGATTGACCCATAGTGCCATTGCTGATTGTAGTATTAAACGCGCCGCCCGCGGCTGCTGCTGCCACAATTAAACTTCCATTAGCCGCTGTTGCTGGGAAAGAGGCTAAAGTACCTGCTGTGCCACTTAATCCTGCTTGAATGTTGCCTGCATTAATAACGTTAGCAGGACCAGAAGAAATAGTGCCTGAGGTGTTGGTGAAAGAAGCAATGTAATTTGCAATGGTTGGCAGAATCACCCCGCCTGAACCATTTGACCAAGACGTTAATGTAATCTGGCCGTTGCTTGCAGCAATGCTTACAGTGAATATACCAAAACTACCGGTGGTAGTTTGAGTATTGAAATTGTAAAGTGCCATAATAACATCTGCATTAGACAAAGGAATGCCTGCCGCAATGCTTGCTGAGTTAAGGTAGCCCGCGGTCGTGACCGTTGTTAAATTGTCGCCAAATACAGCGAATTTAAACTGAGGATAATTTCCATTAGTCACCGGAATTGGGACGGGAAACTGAAGAATGTTAGCCATTATAATAGTCCTTTATTAAGTGGTTATTATGCTTTACGGGGAGTCAAAGAATCGCCGCGTCTGCTCCAATGGGATAGATTAGGCTTTTTATTACCCATCTTGCCATCATGACCTTCTACATTACGTTTATCATGTTTACGTTGAATAACGCGCTCTATTCCGCCTTGATGATTGTCATTAACCATGCGGTTATCAATCATCCCATCTTTGCATTTATATTCACTCATAATAATGTCCTTATTATAATGGTTAAATTAGATATTACTTTCTAAAATTTTTCAACGTTTTGGCAAGATTAGCTTCACGCCTTATTGTTGGGTTTTTGCTATGCTCGGCTTTAATAAGCTTTTTAGCAGGAATCTTTTTACCTTCTGGAACCCCTAACTCACGGTGCAATTTACCTTTGGATGATTTTGGTAGAGCTTTTTTTATCCATTTCTCACTCATTTTCTTATCCTCATCTATCGATGGAACAATGTTTCTTATCCATAATAGCACTTTTTACTTTGCTACATCACTAGACGCATCAGCCTTTGGTTCTTCTAGCTTTTGCTCAACCCAAGTTAATAAATCAGAACCGATTGATTTTAACTGAGAAAGAACTAAAGCAGCAATTTCAGGTTCTAAAGCTACTAATTCTTTTTCAAGTTTAGGTAATATAATCGAACTTAATAAACTCATAATATTCTCCTTAGCATTTTCATTTCATGGGTTTTTTCATATCTTTTTTAAGATTTGATTTAGGCTTAACCGCTGGTACTGTATCTCCTACAATCCGCGCTTTAGTTTCTTTTCTGCGAGTCTTGTTGGTGTCCTTAGCTACAGGTTTGACCGATTTTTCGACAGACTTAAAAGCCTTTTTAGTAACCTTTTCTTCTCGTCTATCATAGGGGTCTTTGTCTAAGGCTTCTGCGGATTTTTTTGGTTTTCTGTTATCCATTGCTCTATCCTCTCTAGGCGTTTATGAACATGCGTCAATGCGTTAGCAATAAGTTCTGTTGCTATGTAAAATTCGCTTATGGACTTGTTCATAGCAGTGTTTAAGGTTTCTAAATCTATTGTTTCACTCATTTCAGGCAATCTTTTTTAACTATTTTTTTAACAAGTTTTTTGTCTTGTGCGGCGTCCATGTGTTTTGACATTTTCTTCTCACGGGACTTAATGTCTTTTTTCTTCATTTTCATTTTTCATCCTCCAATACAATGGCTTTTTTTGCCCACATAGTACACTGCTCAAGATTGGTCATAGCTAATGACATTTCTCTGTTTTTTACATTCATCATTAAAGACTGAAGTTCCTCGGCTTTTTCTTTAATATCCTTAATCAATTTTTGGTTTTCTTCTGTTAATGGTTTATAAAATTTTCTGAATGTATCTTTCAATTTTTCTTACCCTTCTTTTTTGATTCAGCTTCGTTATAAGCTATTGCTATACTTTGATTACGAGGATAACCAGAGCGTTGCAATTCTCCTATATTCTCTGAGATAATTTTCTTACTTTTCCCTTTCTTCAATGGCATGATTACCTCTTATCCCAAACTGTTTTGTACATATCACGTCTTTCCTGAGGGTTTGCACCATCAAGATGCTTGCGCACTTGATTCTCAAGTTGAGTATCATTGAGCTTATATTTAGTTTTTAGCTCTTTGAATGTGGCATTATGCAAGTCATTCCATGTTACCTTCATGATTCTCTCCGTGAACTAAAAAATCTTTATAAACTTTATCAAATGGTACCCCTGTCAGTTCTTTGACAAGCTCACCAAATGTAATATAACTCATTTCTTCGCCCATTTTGAATTCATGCTCACTAATGGGCGTTTCTTCTGTGTCTGTCATGTGATTCCCTTATCTTATGATGAGTTTCTATTGACTCTTTCATGTAATTACTTATCGCTTCTTTTTTCCAAATTAACTCATGTTTTATATTGAAAATAGTTTTCTCAGAAACATTAAATAATTTTGATATTGCCAACATACTCTTACCCATAGATAATAATTTACGTATTTCAATAACCTGAATACAATTTAATTTAGATTTTGGATGCTTATCCAAAATATATGATTTTGTAGCGTTAATTATTTTGCCCTTTTTCGCAATAGGATGTCTTCCTTTTGCAATCATATCTTCCATATTTTCTTTTTGACTACCTAGAAATAAATGTTTTGGATTCACACATTTCCTGTTGTCACATTTATGAAGTACCAATAACCCGGAACTAATTTTTCCAAAATGTATTTCATATGAAAGCCTATGGCCTCGTAAATTTTTACCCCTTTCTGCTATATGCGCATATCCATGAGAACCCAAACTTTTTATCCAATCCCAACACCCCGTTATTTCATTTATTTTATATCCTTTATGAAATCTTTCTTCAATCGGAAGACATTTAACTAGCTCCGATGTATTTCTTCTTGAAATTCTTAAATAATGAATATGACAATATCCTTTTGCTCGATGCTTTCTTTCACAATTTTCAATTGAACATATCTTCATGAATTACTCGATTTATGGTTTAATTTATCATAATTATACTGATGTTTCCTATGCATATCCATGTGTTTAGCATTCATATCACGATGCTTTAATTCTAAATCAACTTGCTTTGCAAAGCGTTCTGTGAGGGCTTTGACTAATTGTACATTTGCAGATTCTTTGCCCAAATGCAAGTCAGCTATCACTTTTTGCTGTTCTTGTTGGAGTTTTGCCATATCAAGCTGAAAATCCATTTGGTTTTTCTGTGCTTGCTGTTGAAGCTTTGCTGAGTCAAGTTGCATCTTCATCGCAGCAGGATTTTGTTGGGCAGCTTGTTGTGCTTGAGCCTTTTCTTGCTGATATTGTTGCACCCATTCATTGGTTAAAGCTTTAAGTTCTTCAATACCCTTACCATCCATGTTATCCAATACAAAGTTCAAGCCTTTCTCAGCAATGAATTGAGCAAACAATGGTGACATGCCCATCATTTCTTTGACCATCATAATGGTTCTGGATTTCTGAACTTGGAAGCTTGCTCCAGCTTTGACGACTACATTTAACACATTGGTGTCAAATTCCATCGGGATACCATTTTCCTGATTAATTTTGACATAATGACGTTGGCCATCTTCATCTACAATCGGGATTGTTCTAGGTGTAACCATATATTTAGGCATCAAATCGACATATATTTGAGCTAATCGTTGGAAACCTTGTAAGCAGCCAACAATATAAGGCATAGCAGTAGCATTTGATTGGCTGGCACCTTCAACGATTGCAATACCAGAAAGCTGATTATTATTAATACCAAGGCTAGCATCGTATGAACCCAAAACATTCTGAATGAGGGAATCACTTCCTGTAAAAGCTTGCGCAATTTCAGGAGGTGCCGGCACGCGTTGAACTTCACGTATTGGATTACTAATCGGAATTTCGGGATTAGATTCATGAACGGAGTTGTACACCAAAACAGACTCTTTTTGCACATCCTTGTAAGCGTCCAGAAAATTCTCTTCTTTCGGAAGGGCTTCTTTTGCTACCATGAATTTATGCTGAACCGTATTTTCAATCTCATTCGCAAGCGAAATACCGGCATAATTTTTAAGACGTTGTGCGCCTTTAGCATGATAGACATAGGGGCGTGTAACCTGACGAATATTGCCATTAAGTGGCGTTTTAATCATCAGAGAATTGCCATCTATAAACACAATAGGCAAGAATGAATAATCAGTTTCTTCATATTCGATAACTTGATTCTCAATAAGTCTATAACGGACAATCTTATCAATTAATGTTTTACGAGGCTTACCTACGGTCGTTGGAGGCACAGTGATATCATCCCATGTATCAACCATCTTCCGATATTCCGATTGTGTCATCACTCGGCCGTCACGCACTTGGACAATCGTTTCTTCTTTGCGCTTTTTCTCATAGTAATCGGCAACTACTACAATCTGGCTGTTGTCATTTTGGTAAGACCAATTAAAGCCAGCAAAATCACGTCTGAAACTCAATGTATTGATTGGGGTATCGGGATATTCGGCTAGGAATTCGTCTTTTGATTGAGGGAATAGCTCAAAACAAAAATTACCATCGCCTTTATGGCTAAAACGTGCGAGCTTATCAAATCCTGTAAGGGTAGGTTCACACTTGCTGAACTTAATGACCTGATTCATGGACATATGATGTTCATATTCAGTGTACACTTTGACAGAAGAGAAGCCACCAGAGAGCAAATCTTTGTAGACTTCGTAGCGAAGATGATCATTATCCATGTCCATGAAGACATGTTTCAGATGTTGCTGAACGACTTTGATGGTAATAGGGTCTGCTCGTTCTTCATCATAAGCATTGACTTCAATATCTGGTTCTTGCTTTGAAAACTCACCCAAAAGTCTGCTAATATAGGCTTCTAGTACGTTGAACTCCAATTGAGGACGGTTCATCGTCATAAGTAGTGTGATTTCATCTTCGGTTAATGATGATTCAAAGACAAACTTTCTAAATTCATTATAGCGGTCGTAGTTATCCTTAAAATAATCGTGCGCATTACGTACTGTTTTTTTAATGCGCGCAAGATTATCCTGATAACGTTTTGCTACATCCTTACTCATTGTAGCTCCTTACAAGAGAAATCCTTTCCCCGTGACGTTACATTTTAAGTGTATCTTAATCAGTTATCGTGTATAAGCACTTTTCCTCAATCTGTTAATTTTGTTCTGCGTACTGGTAAGTGTTTTGGCAATTTCATTGTAACTTGCCCCATTGACATGTGCCGAAACGAGAGTTTTTTCTATTAAAGCTATTCGTATGGCATCGGCTGCCGTATCAGCAATATCGTCCCATCGATGTGTTTCATTGGCAGTAATTTTGCTCATGTGTTCTACGCATAGCTTAACATGCCTGCCTGTAGTTGGAAACGACACACGTCTTTCTGCGATATAAGATTGTGATGCTAAGAAACGCTTTGTTTTATTACCTTGCTCTCTGGTTCTTGGGATATCCATAAGACGAATTGTCCTGATTTCATCTAAAAGACTTAAAAGTGTACCGCCTGTGGACTTTTTCTCAATTGCAACCATTTGCGGTGTTTTCTTATATCTCATACATTGTGCCCAGAACTGAAGAAATGTGTCCTTTAAATCTTTAGGTTCTATGCGACATTCTAGTGTATCTATCCAATGCAATCCATATTGTCCTGTTTTAACACCATATGATTCAATTTCATATACACCCCAAAAACTAAATGCTGTCGCATCATTGTAGCTTTTTGAGGTTTCCGCTGTATCGCATGTGATAAAGCTATAAATAACATCGGGCTCTTCGTCCAACATAACGAACCATTCGGGTTTAAACAAAGCACCACCGGCGGGAATTGGGTTTTGTTGATATTGGCTAGCAAATACATAAGGGTCAGTTTCTTGCTTTTTTAAAAGTTTGTCGAGCGGGTCAACTTCTGGGTATAAAGCGTTGCCGGCATCATCAATACTTTTCAGAATCACTTGATGCCAATCATACCCGTCTTTTCCAGCTATAAGATAAGCTCCTAAGTCGTCTTCGTGCAGTCTTTGTCCAATGAAGATGAAGGGGACGTTGATGCCACGGGCTCTTTGCTGGATTGTTTCCCTATAATTGTCAATAACAGAGAGTCGAATTGTATCACTATGAACTTCATCAGGTTTATGTGCATCGTCAATAATGACAGCACCTGAAAATCGGTCAAGTCCCGGGAGGCCAGCGTCTTGTCCAGTAATTGCGCCTCCAGAGCCAAAAGCTGCCACTGCGCCACCATTGGTTGTCTGGAAATACTCTCTTGCTTTCGAGTCATGCCTAATTTTTACGTTAAATAAATGCTGATAATGTGATAATTGCATAATGCGTTTTATTGTCTCAGTGTGCTTCGCTGCCAGCACCTTTGAATAGGATATGTAAAGAAAACGTGAATCAGGGTAGCTTGCCATAGTCCATGCTACCCACATAGCTAACATGGTAGACTTACCAGAGCCCGGGCTTACATTGATAAGCAGTCTGTGATTAGGGATTTCGAGTCTACAAGCTTGCGTTAATGCTTTTGCAATAGTGACGTGATGTGATTCTCGTCCTGTTGGGCTTGATATAATGAATTTTCGTCCAGTTAGAATTGGGTAAAAGAACTGCGTAAACTCAAGGAAGCTCGAACGTAGCTTGGATGCTAATTCCTCTGTTTTTATATCAGGCATTGGGTTGCTTTTCCTTGTGATCATGCTTTGGAGGCACATCACAAAAATATGCTTGACTAACCCTAACCCAGCTACCAGAGCGCACAAGTTTTTCTTTTTCTTCTGGGCTTATTTTTCTTCCGCACTTGTTTTTACAATTCGGGGATGCGCAATAAGTTTTATCATTGAATGACATAGTTAATCCTTTAAAATAATATCCATTTTTTCTGCTCATTTGTAGGCTATCTTGTCGCTTTTACGACTTCCGAGTGCCAATTCTCACGGCTTGCTTCCATAAATGGCAGGGCTATCAGGGCTCCAACCTGAGATACCAAAGTCAAAGTCTAGTGTGATACCACTTCACCATAGCCCAATAGGTACAATCGATACCTTTCTTTAACGCTAATCCACATCATTTTTCAATCCCTGTAAATTTGCTATTCTGAATTGTAAAACTGAAATCTGCCTATTAAGGGTATTAAAGTTTCTGGTAAGTTGCTCACTATAAGAATTTTGCTTTTCAATAATCCTAGTCAATGCTTTAATATGAGCAATCATTTCTTTTTCATTCATGTTATAGCCTTACGTGCTACACCCTTCAAGAAGTCACAGAATGCCTCAATTTCGACACACTGATCGTCCACGTCTTTGATAGGTGTTTGTACAGTAAACAAAACGCGGGCAACGAAGCTGTAGACGGCCATAAGCTCGGCACGGTCTATTTGCCCATTGCTCTCTTTTTTCTTCTAATGTTTTTTTATTGTAAATTCTTCTAATAGAGTAATTGCATTTACTATGCGCAAATGTAATGTTATCTAAATTAAAAAATAATTCTGTTGGCGTATCAGAATCTAACCATGGAATAATATGCTCTATAGTAAAGTCTTCCCTAGTCATATCATTATTACAATGGAAACATTTTATATTTTCTTTTTGCACAAAATTAAATAAGATATTTCTTAATAAGATAGCGCTCGCTTTTCCATGATTCATACCAAGTTGACTATCTTTTTTATTCACCTTTGCCTCAATCTTTCAAGAGCACAACCAAACTTTGCTTTCACACGTTCAATAGGTGTCATGTTTTCTGGATAACCACAGAAATATCCAAAGGACATAAAGCGGTCTTCACCCAGAGCATGAGCAAGTGTTCTGTCCGCATCACTTAACTTTCTCTTGCATTTGCCAACACAATTAGGTGAGCAGCACCATATTCCCTTTCTAAAATTCATAATACTCTGCCATATTGTCATGATAGATTGCCTTAAATTCTTTTGAAAGATTAGCATCATTCATGAATCGTTCAAGGTCTAATAAAGCAGTTTTATATCCTGTATTATAACCACACGAAAAGCTCCCAGGATTTTTGTAAACTAAAGTTGGAAGTTTGTTGGCGATGTCAGCTATTTTGCCGTCAATCCAATCATTGAGTAGTGGCATCAAAATACCTCGGGCTCATTTGGATCAAGTGGAAATTGTTGTGTTGGTTTGTTGTATGGGAATAACTTACAACATAAACCAGTGATAAGAGGCTGCCAATCTTTGACGTAACTTGACTTTCTTGGAGCAGAACATAGATATTGTTTCAAATAAGGAATTTCAAATTCAGAAACTATGAAAGATAAGCCATTGTTATCTTGTTTAAATGCCAAATAAAAGAATAGGCTAACATTATCAACATCTGGCATTGAGCCTATATAAATTTCCTTTGACCTAACATCACCCTCCCAGTAATTTTCGTATTTTGCAACACACCAAAAACAATGTTCTACAAATTCTCTAAGTCTTTCAGAAGACATAGGATATTCCAAATATTCGCAAGTTATTTCCCGATCTCTTAATTCCCAGAAAAATGTTTCTACTTGTCGCATTATCCCAAAAATATCAATCGGCATATCAGGGGCATAAACATACATGTCATCACTCTCCTTTTATTTCTTCCATTAAATGTTCAGCACATGCAACATAGCCGACAATGTCCACATAGCTATTTCGATGGTTGTTATTCTTGGCACGTGATATCTTCAAAAGTATCATAATGTTGTCTACAATTAGTGCATTAACTTTCTTTTTTTACCATATATACATCTCCCATATCAAAGACTTCTAATAAAAATTCTTTCATTTTTAAAGTGTCATCACATTTTGAAAGGTCATTAAGAGATTTAAAGGCACGATGAATATGGCATAAAACTTCAGCCATCACATTTTTTTCATATTCCTTCCGATGTTCTTCAAGTTCTGAATCAAACTTATTTAACATTATTGATCTATCACGTTCATGCCTCATTTCTTCTCTGATATAAAAAACATTTCCATTATCTATTTCTTCCATTTAAATTTCCTTGTTATTAATGGCAATGATTCGCTACGCTGGCTCGGTGCTGGCGTCGCTAAGTTCTTTAACGATAGTTAAAGGATGCCTTTCATCCGACAAAGGATGAGTTAAATTTGATAAATCTAGCCCACAATAAAATACACTTTCATGGTTAGGATCTTCTTCAAAAACACCCAATGAATCAGCATCAATATACCTAACATCGGTTACAATAGTTCCATCTTTTTCTAGAGTCTCAGTTAATGCTAAGCACGGAACTCTGCAATAGAAAAAAATATCTTCGTCTTTATAGGCGTAACGAAACCACATATTTTCGCATGGCATTATTTGTACAACACGTGGATAAAAATATTTTAATGGTTGCATAAGTATCCTCAAATAAAAAAGCGCGGGCAAAGCCGTTACTTAACTGTTTCCACCTTGGGTGGAAGAGATAAGTGCCCATTTCGCGCACTGTAGGGCTGACAGTTCAGGGATTATCGCGCTCTGGGGATGCCTCAACAAACCCGAATACTGTTTCTACGCCATGGTAGATCAGCTATACAACGCCTATGCTAGCTTCAGCGATGCTCATTAAGAGTAAATTGCTCCACATTTAAAGCACTTTCTCATATCCGTTTCTTCTAATGAACGATGTTCACAGTCTATAATCTTAACGTATTGATTATGACATGTTTTGCAGACTTTAATCTCATTTTTACCATGAACATAATCATCTAAGATTTCCATCCAACTCATTGGTTTGTCTAGGCCGCACTCACGACAGCTTTTATCTAATTTACATCCTGATATTTGGCAGTATTGTTCGGGGTCCAATGGATCGTCAATCACCTTTAGTTTTTCGGATTGTTGGTTAACGTGCTTCCATATTTGGCGATACCATATTTTTCTTATGGTAACAGCACTAACATTGAATTCTTTACTTAGTTCGTTATGGGATTGATTGCCTCTATTTTTCAAAATAACCAAAACATCTTCTTCGGTAGGAATTACAGCGAGCACTTTTTCTATGCGGTCACTTTGTAATAGCTCCTCAAGCTTCTTTTGACGTTTTTCAAGCTCAATGAACTTGTTATAGACATTCTGTATTCCGGCGGCATGAGCACGTTGAGCATTATCAAAAGAAACTTGCATATTAGTGATGTGCTGTTCAAATTTGCCTATCTCTTCTTTGAAGGCTTTATAATATCTTAGAAACCCGTCAGTCTCTTCGCGCTTAACATCGTCACTCATGCTGATTCCTTCTAGCTTTGTCTTTGAGGTAATAACAAAAATCATCTATCTCTTTACACTGGCCATCAATATCATTGTTGAGGATGTTCTTGATATTCCAAATCACTGTCCAAGCCATCATCAAATATCGCGTACTCTTCCATCCATAATGCGGTTTCACGCATTAACATTGAGTCTTGCAAGAAGTCATTAAACTTCCCATCGTCTTCATCATACTCGTACATCAACAGTCCTTTTTATTTCTCTCATCCATTTCTTTATAGCGTTTTTTACAATCTTCATCTATATCCGAGTTGTTAGGTTCAACAACTTTAGGCTCACCAAACTTCTTAGGCTTAAGTTTAGCGGCATGCCATTTCATTGTGTCCATCTTTAAACGAAGCATTGGGACATCTATTTTAGTCAATCCAGTTTCTGGATCTTCCCATTTATGTGGTTCACTCATAACTTCTTGCATATATTCAACCACAACTTCAGTCTGGGCTTCCTTGGCCTTTATGTATTTGTCATCAAACTCTGGGTATTTTCTACGCCAAAGAAAGATTACAGGTCTTTCCGGCCAATGTGGATTTTGATTGACTAAATGTACCAATCCAAGCTCAGATGTTGCAATGGCATTACATATTTCATCTGCAAGGTCTGGCGTGTACATAGTTGGCCTGCCTCTTTTTTTAAAGTCTTCTGGATTTTTCTTCTTGGTCATCCTTAACCTCGATTCAAACTAGTGTTATCAAACTTTAGCATAGGTCTTATCAAATAATTTAACAGCATCATTACGACTCATTTCAGGATTTATTGCCATCAGTTCTTTGATGGCATTTTGATATGATTTACTTCTGCGGTTAATTTTATCAAGCGCAGGAGGAACTTTCACCGGCTCTGGAACAGAACTACCATCACACAAGTTACAATCAGCCATCATCATGCCATTGCCTAAATATCTTCCAGTGTCATTACATCTAATACATTTACCCATTATAGCTATCCTTAGCTCTGAATTTAATCACCAAATACTACACTAACATAGTATCAAGGTTGCATAAATGAGTAAATAATATTTTTTGACTAAATTAATTGACAAATTGTAGCAAAGTAGTCATAATGACTTTTGTAGGTTATTTCATTTTACGCAGAGATAGGAGAATTTACGATGAATTTTGTTGATTTAGTAGACACAGATTACACGTTCACCTGCGAGTTTGCGGGTGATGCCTGTGAGTACTGGGATTACGATTTTTCCGTTGAAAGATGGGATGATAAATATATGCGCAATCTTAGCCGTTGCGAGATAGAGCAGCTAAGAGAGAATTGCAAACGGATTTTGCAAGCCACGGATGAAATACAAGGAGGGTATTAATATGAGCTACAGAGGAATGATGGATGGTTGGCATGATGACGAGGATAAATGTCACGGCCATTGTGGTTTATGTGAAGATTGTGAGCGCGCCTATGATGAACGGTGCGATTATGAGTATGAATTGTACCGTGATGAGGAGGCCGCATAGTGGAACAATACAGTTGTTACAAATTTGAGATTAAAAAAGCAATTTTCATGAAAGATATTGCTGAGCTTAGATATGTTTATGAGATTTACGGGACAGGTTGTTTACCTTACGATGATGGTGTAATCGAATCAAGTGAATGGTTCGATACGGAGCAAGAAGCTCGCTATGCTGCTATTGGACATATTACACTACTAGAAAACGGAGAGGGTTAAAATGGACTTAATCACTAAAATAATGGCTGTGCTATGGGCTATCAATTATGTTCTATGTTATGTGGTTTTTGTTTTTGAGAGACGTAAGTGAAAGCTTCGTCTCTTATTTAATATATAAAGAATATTAAATATATAGATTTTCAGAAACCCTTGTTGGGTAAGGTTTATAGAGGATTTTTGCTACATTGACCCCGTCACTTTGCTACATTGACCCCGTCAAAAATGGGGTAATATTTTGATGACTCCATATTTATATTGACATAATCAGGACATCCTGCTTTCATCCACACTTTGATGTGGCACTCAAGAGGCTCGATCGGCAAATCACCATTTCTCATGTCATTCTTATCATCTTCACTCATCAATCGTGTAACAATGAGCTTTGGATCAGCTCCTAGCTTCCTTGCTAGGAACTTGATAATGTCCTTACATTTCCTGTCGTCCATTTTTGGCATGTTCAACGTACCTTATTGGTTTTTTATCCTCATACTCTAAGTATTGGAAACTACCTGGGTCATACCATATGCCATAGATTCCTTCCCACATTCCATTGCGCTGCTTATCACACTTCCAAAAGCCATCAGGTAGATGTGTTTTTTCGAGCTCTTTATCTGTCAAGATGCTTCCTTTTGATTGCTTGTCTAAAAGAATTTCCTTTTCTTTATTTCTCCAAACAGTAAAACAATTATCCGCAGCATCTGTGATTGCCCCAGTCCCTTTCGCATCTAATTTTCCAGGCAACATCTTTTCATCTACACCTTTTCTGGGATGAACGACCATGTGAACCTGACAATAATTCTGGTTTTTAAACTCGCAGATTTGCTCAATACATTTCTTCTGGCTTTTGAAATCATCTTCATAGACTCCGTTCAACATCATGAACGAATCGATGATAAAAACATCAATACCATAACGCCTTAGCCCATACATAAACACATCAAGCAGTCGTGTTATATCAATCTTTCCAAGCACATCGATATACCAGAGCTTCCCGCTAAACCAATTCATGATTGAATCAATATACTCATTACTCGGATTTTCCATGGCTGCGGCTTGCTTAGCTAAGCGTCCGAGAAATATTTCTGGCCTAAGCTCAAGACTCGCAAGACAAACCTTAGCACCTTGCTTCATCATATCGAGAATGACGTGGCCTACAAATTGACTTTTACCGTGTCCATTAATGCCAGTCCAGACTGAAAACTCATACGGCCTGAATACGACCTGATTGAAAGTCTTAGGCCATGGAGCATAGTAACCATCATGTTTTCCTGATGAGGGGTTAATCCACTCTTTCACTTTAGCAGCAGCGATTAATGAATTTTTAAGCTCCATTGGGTCAATACTAATAGCTTCCCTGAATAGATAATCCATATCTGCTTTGGAGATTCCACTGGTAAGACACTCATTTGCGTCCTTCAATGGGAGCTCTACAATCTTGCAGCGATGCTGGCCAAGACGAGCTAGGATTTCCATCGTAGCTACTTGCCCTTCTTCATCATTATCCATACAAAGATAAATTTCATCAAAGATGCTCAGGCGTTCATATTCAAACTCAATCCATTCATGCTTACGGCCTGTTCCGCCGCCAAACGGAACTGAAAGAGCCTCGATGCCATACTGATGAAGTGACATAGCATCAATTTCACCTTCACATATAGTTACCACTCGGGTGCTCTTGGATAACGCCTGCCATCCGAACAAGCATGGCTCACAGTCCTTTTCAACATACATGGACTTCTTGCCGTTCTCTCTTTTCACTTTGAGATATTTGGCGGACACAAGCTCTTTGCCGACAAACGATGGAAATACAATGTCCGAGTCCTTCAAGCAGATTCGAAATTTGTTCAATGTTTCCTGAGTCAAGCCACGTTCTTCTTTCAAGTATCTAATGCCATCAGATTGCGCTGAAATATTGGTCAGCATCTGCGGCTTCGGCCTGGCGAATTTTAAGGGGCGCTGGCCGCTTAATTTGGCCTGCCCCATACCAAGGTAGCGGGCACACTCTTTAATCGCTTCTAGGAGGGTTATTGAGCGGTTTAAGGCCCATAAATCTAACAGGTCTCCACCATCTCCAGTAGCGAAGTCACACCAGACTCCAGTTTTATCCCCTGACAAATGAACCTTCAAAGAATCGCCGGCACTTCCTGTAACATCGCCAGCACACCATTCGTTTCCCTTTTTCTTTCCGTTTGGAAGCAAATGCCTTACGATTTCATCCACTCTTTTGGTCATAGCTTCAGAAACATCTTTTGCCATCAACATCTGTTTAACTCCAGTGACTAACGTCATACTCCATACCAGCTCCATTGGTACAAGTAGGCTTGTTTATTTCGGAGCTTCCATGGCTTCCGGTGGGTTTTGCAGAAACTATTTCATCATTCCATAACTCTCCATTGAGGTAAGTTAAGGGATTTGGGATATATCCTCTTTTCCATTGGTCATCGTTGGTAATCTGGTTCCTTAGCGCCAGCAATATCTCATCCATTCTTTCAACAAGATTCATTTTTTTCCATTTGATCTCACAATTCTTACGCGATTTTTTTATTGGATAAATAGACCAAAAATCATCAAACCCTTCACTTGAACCCAATGATTGTTTGTTTATAGCTTTTGGGTTAGTACCCATAGCTCTTGGGTTTGTACCTTTACTTCTTGGATTAGTACCTTTTTGACGAGGAGAAAGAGAAGAGAGCGCCGACATATCTCCCGCTTGCGGGTAAGGGGTATGTATATCTTTAGATATACTTTCTTTGGTTGTGTAATAGGTTGGTATAGGTGTCACATTTTCGTGATTACCATTTCTCATTTTCGTGAAATGGATTTCCATAATTGTGTTCCCACCAAAATCCGGTGTTTCCATTTCACATTTTTGTGAAATGAGGCCCAGCATGGCGTCTAGGAATTCTGGTTTCATTAATTCTGGGAAGAAATTTAAACTCTTATACGTTAATGCGTACCAGCACGTTCTATCGTACTTATGTTTGTTATAGTTTCCTTTGAGTATTAAACCTTCATTTACAAGGTTATTAATCAGGGTTTCAAGTTGTCGGCGATTCCAAAATGGGAA